ATGTCTAAGAAGATCATTGTCCTTGTCCTTATCATTTTGTCGGAGATTGTTAACATCTACCGACTGTTTGTAATCTTCTAATGAATCTTTACCAAAGATGGCATTCCATCTGGTAGCCCACTCCTCATCAGCTATTGACTTGGGACGCTGAGTGTGTCCCTTTCCACCATCACTCGTCATGATATTGCCACACCACTACAGGTGTGTCCTTTCCTATGTAAGCACCTTCAATATTAAAGTTGATGTAGTCGATAGCTTCTTCAGAATCCATACCATCTCTAATCATTAGCTGCTCAACCATCTTCTCACAATCGTAGACCAATACATCAACACGTTCCTTACCAATCCAAAGACTGGATGTGCCTATGATGGCACTGTCAAACCCATCCCACTTCTTCATAACATAACGCCTTCCATAGTGTCTTCTATTTCAAACATTCTGCCAGTGTCTTTGTTATAAAGCAAGCTGCAAGCAGGACCAGTCTGTCCACTGTAGCGGTTCTTCAACACCCTCACCTTGGTGGTGTTACGCTCAATAGGATCATCATGCTGACCATTCCTCTCCAGTGATACCACCATGTCACTAAGCTGTGCAATGGCTGCACTACCCCTTAGCTGAGCTAAGCTAGTGGTTGCCCCTTCTTCATGTCCCTTGTCTGAAGGACGCTTGAGGTGGCTAACAATGATGAGAGCAATGTTAGTTTCCTGCACAAGCATGCGAAGCTTGGTCATAATTTCATCAATGGCTTTGCGTTCATCACCATTGTCCTGACTGGATACGATGATGCTTAAGTGGTCTAAGAAAACATACTTACAGCCCAGTCCCTTAGCCATATACTTCACACGATTGACAATGTTCTCAATGGCTGTACTGCCGAAGTGATCGAAGAAGAACAACCGCCCAGTGCCAAGTGTCTTCTCGAATGCATCCTTGCGTACAGCATCAGACACTTCAGATGTTGGTAGGTGCAGAGGTGAGTCAGCAGCAAGGCTCATCATAGACAGACTAGTCTTACGAACACTCTCTTCTAAGAACATCAAGCCAATGTTGCTATCACTGTTCTGCAATAGATGCCACACAATTTCCCGTAGGGTTTGACTCTTACCTAGTCCACTACCTGCTGTGAATGTAACCAGTTCACCTGCTCTAATGCCATAGGTAATTTCATTCAGTCCCTTCCAAGGGTAGAAACAATCTGCTGCTTCCATTGGTGTAGACACCAACTCCCACAGGCTAGACCCACATACAATACCATCAGGCACGAATGGTTCAGCAGCCCACCACCTAGAAACAAAGGCAGCTTCCTTGTTATCAGCAAGCCACTCGCATGCATCCTTGTATGCAGGATCAGGTTTAAATATCTTGCACTTGCTGCCAAACAATTCAGCAACTTCCTTTGCTGCCTTCTGCCCTGCCTCATCACCATCAAAGCACAGCACAATGTTTTCAAAGCTATTGATGTATTCGTAATTGGCCTTGGCATCCTTCAATGCACTACCTGCACCTGTGCGTATAGACACGACAGGATATTTACTACCTGTCAATTGGTATGCAGCCAGTGCATCAAACTCACCTTCGGTAATGGTGAGATACTTGCCATTGGATGGGTATAGGTTCTGTCCGAACAGAGTACCCTTGCTCCACCCACCCACTGTTGTGAACTTCTTATCCTTCACTTCCCTACGCTTAGCTGCAACAAGCTGTGAGTTGCTGTCGTAATAAGGAAAGTAGTAATGGCCTTCGCTACGGACTACCCCATAGCGTTCCATTGTTGCTTTGTTAATGCGTCTGTCTGACACACTAACACTGTGTCCTTCGTTGTAGCTTTTAATAAAGCTACTCGTATCTTTTGTATCACCATCTACATCAATCACTTCAAGTCTTTCATTGTTCGTTGAGGGAATGTATGTATCACATACAAAACATTTGGTGGACATGTCTTCGTTGATGGACAATCCATCACTACTGCCACATGTCTCACAGGGTAGGTGGGTTTTTAAGAATGCCATAGCCTTTGTAGGTAACTTTGTTGGTCTTTAATACTTGTTCGTATCCGTTAAACAGCTTAGTCATTCTAGCATCGTGTAGGCTATGCAGTCCAATTAATAAATTGGCAAGCTCGTCTTCATCAGGTTGCTTCTCTCTGTCCATTAACACCCACAAGATGGAGTCAATGTCCTCCTTAGTTATCCATGCTGCCATGATGAGGTCTTCTAGTTCATGCAATCTCATTTCGCAGCCTCCATATACAGTCCAACATTACCCAGTGCATAACCAACAAAGGCTATACCCAACCCAGTATTACCCTTGAGCAGTAGGTCAATAGCTACCACTGTATAGACAACACCCACTACAGCAATAAGCCACGCACTCATTTGATCACCTTAAATTCTTGAAGCACTCTCATAGCTGCTTTAATAAGTTCAGTGTCTTGAGTTGGCTCAGGCAAACTACTTTCCCACCGAAGTAAAAATTCTAGTTCTTCTGCAACCACAGCTTCAATTTGTTCTCTGTTTAATTCAGTCATATCAGTCCCATAGTCCTCTGTAATATTTACCAAACAACATGAAAGCTTTCTTCATCCTAGCTTCATGCACTTCCAAACCTGCATAGTCAATCTTAATCTTATTGATCTGTTCTTCTAAACCATCCTTCTTATTCACAGCAGAATGATCATAGAACTTCTCAGTTGAATTCTCATCAACCATTTCACCGAATGCCCATATCATTTCATCTAGCACCCATTCCCACCTTTTGAAATGATTGTCATCAATGTCCCACTTTGTTTCCTTAGGCAAACAAGAGTTGCTTTGCAAAGCCTTAGGCACATCTGCATCATCCACATTGGGACTACCATGCTGTGTTGCCTTAAGCTGCTTGAGCATAGGCAAGATGATGAGTGATAGCGTGTGATCCATAGCCCATGTGTCATACCTATCAAGCTTCACAATGACAGTGCGCTTCTTCTTCGTGTGCATCCACTGCAGCACATCACCCACCCATGTTTCACTGAGCCACTCACCCCACTTGTGTGCTCTCTCTTCACTAACACCAAACTTCTTTGTTAGTTCAGCAAGCTGATATGGCCCAAGCCAATTGGGATAGTTACCTATATACACTTTCATACTAGTCCTCGCATTTCCTGTGTCACTGTTGCACTACGCAAAGTGTTCTTGATGTATGGTGTTAGGCTTTGCGGAGTAGCATGACCTGACACCGACATGATGTTAGTGATGGGTACACCCACCTCAATCATCTCTGTGATGGCTGTCCTTCGTAAGTCCTGCAACACTAAGTCACTAGGCAAAGAAGCATCAGCCAAGATTTGCTTAGCCACTCTAGACAAATTGAACAGGCTGTAAGGGAGCAAGCCACCCTTCCTATCAGGAACATTGGATGGAGCAATGTATTGCTGCCAACCAAACTCAGCATGCTGTTGTCTCAACATGGTTAGCAAGCCTTGGCTTGTCGGGATAGTCACCCTAGACCTGCGCTTGCTTTGTTCCAAGTGCAACACACCCTTCTCTAGATCCACCTGATCCCACTTCAGCTTACGCATATCACCCATACGCTGTCCATATTCGTATGCCATCTGCACTATGAGTCCTACATTACGCCACTTGAAAGTGCTGTAAGCAGTGTTCATGAATGCTCTAACATCTTCCCTACTCCATACAGTTCTGCGAGGTTTGTCTGCTCTTCGTAGCACCTTGCTGAATGGATTGTGAGTGATGTAACCATGACGGATAGCGAAGTTGAATAGCAATCGATACACTGCCAAGGTGTGGTTAGCTAGGCTAACACTGTGCTCAGCATGTGTTTCATATATCTTCTGACAATGCGGTGTTACTAAGCTACCAAGCTTGCATTGATACAGAGCAACACCATTGGCCTTGCTATCCTTCCATCCCTGCAGGTAATACATGTAGTCACGCTGTGCCTTGATGCTCAGCTTGGTGAAGGTGATGTTGTTCTTGTAAGCTTTGATAAGCTCATGCACCCTTGTATCTACAGAGATGTCTTTTAAGTAGCGTAGTTCCTTACGCCAGTTGTCTAGCTGTGCATTCAATGTTTCAGCTAAGGCAAAGGCTTTGTCCTTCTCAGTGCCAAGCACACACCTAGCCACCACCCCTGCATCCACTGCATCCTGTGGTGGGTTGTACCTGTATTTGGTTATGCCTTCGGCAGCTTTAGCCAGTGTCACATATCTAGGTAGACTCATTTGTTTTCCAATTGTTTTTGAGGTAGCTTGTCAATGAATGCCTGACCAAACTGCACACTAGCACAGTCTTCAATCCAAACATCATCAAGGAATGACTCCTCTGTATCTCCATGACAGTACACAATGAAACGCTTACCGCCATAGGCTATGTCATACATAGACTCCACTCGTTCAACTGGCTTGTTACACACTGCACACATCGGTACATTATGTAATGCCAAATCGTATTTGCTGATGGGAGACATGCTCATTGCTTCCTCGCCTTCATCATCTCTTCAGCAAACCAATAAGCTTTGCTTGCCACTTCAGCATGTGGAATGCTCCATGCACTGGTCATCAACACAGCCATAGCCTTAGCTGCAAAGTAGTCACGCAAGGTCATGCCATCACTACCTAGTCCTGTATAGGGGAATGCTTGTTGCGGTTCAATGTCTTTATCATTCATCTTGTTTCCTTTTCTTAGGCAGAGCTGCCCAGTGTGTCCAGAAATTGTCTTCATTGTGTCCGAAGTATTCACCATACACAGCCACTCCATACTTGCTTAGCAGTTGCACCTTCCTACTGCGAGGACAACTTTCAATGTCTTCCCAAAAGCATTCAGTGTTTACTGACACAGTGTTGTCTTTATTATTTTCAATTGCCATCGTCACCTCCCAGTGCATAGAGCTTCTCAGCCATATCAATCAACTCATCATGCTTAACCAACTTCTTGAGCCATCGTTTAGGGATGTTGCTATACCCATAGATACGCCCTGCCAACATACCAGTGACAGCACCTACAGTGTCAGCGTCATAGCCTAAGTTGACAGCATGCACCACTGCATCCTCAAAACTGTGGCTTAGATCAACACTGTTCCATGCTTGAGCATAAGCATGCATGATGGTGTTCACAGTACGCTCACCATTCCTTGTGTTGTAGTTACGAATGCGGTTGTAGTTTAGGAACTTAGTTCCTGCCATACATTCTGAAACAAACCCTGCTGTACATTGAACAATGTTGTGAGTGCCATGTGTCATCAATGACACAGCCACACTCTCAGCTATAGCTAAGCCTACATCATTGTGATTGGCTAACATGATGGGAGCTAGTCGCATGATAGTTCCATTGCCACTGGCATAGAAGTCTGTGCTTCCCATGTAAGGACGATCTGTAGTCATAGCATCAATGGATGTTGAGCAAGTACGCCCTATGTCAAAGACATAATCTCTAGTGCCAAAGTGTCCTGTCTTCTTCCACATTTTAAAGTTGGCAGCAATCTCGCTTGGTGCAAAGCCACCCTTACTAATGTAAGCATCGGCAATTGCAACAGCCATAGCACCATCATCTGTCCACTCACCTTCAGCAGTGTCATGTACACCACCACCCACCATCTCTGATGTTACCTCTGTCATGTGCTCAGGACGAATGAATTCCAATGGAGCACCCAGTGCATCACCAATGAACAAGCCCATGAACATACCAATTGCGTTATCTTTATGCATTAAATGTCCTCGCTAATAGCTGTAATTTGAAACGATAGTTCTTCTGTTGCACTGTCTCTTAAGAGAGCACATATCTTTTCCACTGTGTCCCAATCACATACCTTGTTAATGCTGATGCTCACTACCTCATCACCAGTGTTAGTGCCTATAATCTTTACGCTTGTAAATAACATACATGTTCCTTTGTGTAGGTGGGGTACTCGCTGCATCCACTGGTACTGCACCTCATGAACTAAATCACTTGGCTGAGTGTTATCCAGTGGCATCCGCTTTCCCCCGTTAATCTTTAAGCGAAGGCAATGTCTTCGGCAATGTCCCACAACTCTGAGTTGATGCGGATGTTTTCTTTCACACTGCTAACAGGCCGAGCCTTACGAATCACACCATTGGGGTGCTTCTCAGACAGGCTCTTAACGAATGCACTACCACGAACAACACCTTCCTGAATGCGGTTGAACACAGTGAAGGCATCCATGTAGTTGTCTTCATAACGGGAAACTTTCAACACATCAGCAATGGTTTGAGGGGTAGCATACACACCCTTGGTCTGCTCTTCGAGCATGTCCCATCGTGTCTCAACACCACGCTTAGCCATCAACACAGACTGATGTGGGTCAAGTGTCACACCACGCAGTCTCTCAAGACGCTCCATCATGGTGGGCAATGTAGCCACAGTGTTACGAAGCATGTCTTCAAAGCCACTCAGTGCCTTGCTGTGGTAGATCCGAGACTGGAAGCCATCACCTGCAATGAGGCCATTGTCACAGATGAAACGGAAGCAACCTGCAAACAATCTCACTGAGCCAGTGCCATCGTGAGAGTTGTACAAAATAATCTCAGGACGAATGTCAGCAGTGCCGAAGTCAATGTCCCACTGCTTAGCAAAGGCAACCATGTGACCGGAGTGAGCAGGGTTGTTCTTACGGCTACGCTTTTGTGCTGCTTGCACTGGTGCATATCCATAGTCTTGCATCACTGTGATGATGTCGCTTGTGTTCAATGACACATAACGATCTGTAAGTTTG